TCGTAAGGGATAAAGCCTTATATTTGAACTAAATTAAATTAAATCTATTATAATGTCTAATACAATTAAACTATCTCCTGAAAAGGAACTTACGGCTGAAGAACTTACATCTTTACAACAGCTTCTCTCTGCTTTTAACCAAGCTAAAATTCAACTCGCTGACGCGACTATGGCTCAACAAGATGCTTTAGATGCGGTTATGGCTACTAAAAAAGGATTTGCAGGTATGGAAGAGAAACTTGTAGAAAAATATGGTAAGGATGTTAGTGTTAATGTTCAAACAGGAGCAATAACACAAAAAGAAGATGTCGCGGATTAGCACATACCCAATTGATACAGTTGTAAACACAAGCGACTTTCTTATTGGAACCGATTTTGATAACGAAAATATAACCAAAAATTATACTATTGCTAGTATTATTAGTTTGGCTACATCGGGAGGGTATATAAATGCCGCTGTTGCTGTTGATGCTACTACGGTAACCCCTATAGCAGAAGTAGATACCTTTTATTCTTTAGAAGGAACTTTAGTTCTTTCTGTATCTAAGCTATGGGCTGTTGGAGCCGGAACTGATGTAAATAAAATTATTTATAGCGGAACGGCAAGTCAGGTAACAAATATCATGTCTACTGTTAACATTACAGGGACAATAAATAACGTAATAAAGATTGCTTTATTTAAAAACACAATAGAGATAGCAGGAACTCGTCAAACTATAAGAATATCATCAGCTGCAGTACCTGCTTCGGTTTGTTTACAAACTATTGATACTGTTTTAGCAGGTGATGTTATATCAGTAAAGGTTATGAACATTAGTCTTTCATCTGATGTTACTGCTACACACTATAACATCTCTGCAACCTCGGTATGAATCGAGATATTCGAAAAATATCTGTAGGACCTGACTATAAAGGTGGAGCTATGCACTACATTGTAGGGCAAGCTGTTTTAAGCGGAGCATATAAGATTCATCATATAAGGCACGAAGAAGATACCCATTCAATTTTAATTTGGATAGAAAGAGAAGAGACTGTTGTCTTATGGAAAGAGTTTCGTGAGACGATGCCTGTTTCTATTGAGTACAACATAAACTTTTAATGAAATCACCTTTTAATTTTATCGTCCAACCTTCTTTAGGTAGGCGTTACTCCAATACGAAAAAAATTGGAGGGATAGACCTTATTATAAGTAGTTCAGAAGAAGATGCTTCCGCATCTAATCGTGAGGCTATAGTAAAAGAATTGCCTATAGGGTATAGTGGTCCTATTAAAATAGGAGACACTTTGCTTGTACACCACAATGTCTTTAAGTTCTATAACGATATAAAAGGGAGAAGAAAAAGCGGGAAGAGTTTTTTCCGTGACGACCTCTTCTTTGTGGATGCAGACCAATTTTTCTTATATAAGCAAGATGGCTCATGGCATTCGCATGACAGGTTTTGTTTCGTTAAACCAATTCCTATAGAGAAATCTTTGTTATCTAAACCCGGCACTGAAGAACCTCTTATGGGGAAGATGGTATACGCTAATAAATACCTCCTTAGTCAAGGAGTGAAAAAAGGAACTAAGATATCTTTCACCCCTGATTCGGAATATGCATTTAATATTGATGGAGAGAAGTTGTACAGGATATATGACCATCAGATAACTATGGCAAATGGAATCTAATGAACTTAAGATAAAGATAATTGCAGCAGGGAAACGTGCTGTAGAGCAATTGATAAAGGTTGCTTTAGAGGATATTATAAAGCCTGACCCTGAGGATGAGTTGGCTGCGGATAGACTTAAAAATGCTGCTGCTACCAAAAAGCTATGCATATTTGATGCTTTTGATATATTGGCTAAGATTGAAGTGGAGCAAGAAAACATTAACTTAGCGAGTAGTAGCGGAAGTCGCACCGATAGTAAACAGGGATTTGCAGAACAAAGAGCTAAAAAATAAGCTATATACGACGGTACATAAGTTAGTACCTACTAATGTTATGTCTAATAAAAACCGTGCAAAAACATGGCAATATGGATATAATTCTAAATATGACATTATCATTATCTCTACTTCAGGAGAGTTAGGAGAGGTAATAAATGTATCAGGTATAAATATAGGACTTCCTCCTGTACCGAAAGATATATCTAAAGAAGAAAAAAAAGAGGCACAGTATTGGAAACGCACCCCTCTCCCGAAACCTTTATCTAGGATAGCTTCTATATTTCAATGGAATGAAATGCCTGCAGTATTTAAAGATAGGTGGATAGATTATATCGAAGCAGAGTTTGACCAAAGAGAGCATGGCTATTGGTTTATGAACAATGGTATCCCTACTTATATTACGGGTGCTCACTATATGTATCTACAATGGGCTACTATAGATGTAGGGTTTCCTGACTTTCGTGAAGCTAATAGGATATTCTTTATATATTGGGAAGCTTGTAAAGCTGACACCCGATGTTTCGGGATGTCGTACTTAAAAATTAGGCGTTCAGGATTTTCTTTTATGGGGTCTTCAGAGTGTGTAAATACCGGGACTTTAGCCAACGATGCTAGGGTGGGTATACTTTCTAAAACAGGTTCTGATGCCAAAAAGATGTTTACCGATAAGGTTGTTCCTATAGCTAATAGGTTACCATTTTTCTTTAAGCCTATACAAGATGGTATGGACAAACCTAAAACTGAGCTAGCGTTTAGGATACCTGCCTCTAAGATTACAAAAAAGAATATGCATCTACTATCTATTGATGAGTTGGATGGATTGGATACCACTATTGATTGGAAAAATACAGACGATAACTCTTACGATGGAGAGAAATTATTACTTCTTGTACATGATGAAAGTGGTAAATGGATAAAGCCAAACAATATCTTAAACAATTGGCGTGTTACGAAAACATGTCTACGTTTAGGTAGCCGAATTATAGGTAAGTGTTTAATGGGTTCTACTTCCAATGCTTTAAATAAAGGAGGAGATAACTTTAAGAAGTTATATGAAGACTCAAATGCAAAAAACCGTAATGGAAACGGGCAGACTAAAAGCGGGCTATACTCTTTATTTATTCCTATGGAATATAATATGGAAGGTTTTATTGACCGATTTGGAGAGCCTGTAGTAGATAAACCTACAAAACCTATTAAAGGTATAGATGATATAATGATTGAGTCGGGGGCCTTAACATATTGGGAGGCTGAGGTAGAGTCTTTAAAAAATGACCCTGATGCTTTAAATGAATTTTATAGACAGTTCCCTCGTACAGAGTCGCATGCCTTTAGGGATGAGAGTAAGTCTTCTTTATTTAACCTCACTAAAATCTATCAACAGTTAGATTATGCTGAGACTTTAATTCGAGAGCAGTATGTTACTCAGGGGTCTTTTGGATGGAAAGACGGGAAAGTAGATTCTAAAGTAGTTTTCTACCCTGACATACGTGGGAGGTTTAAAGTGGGATGGACTCCTAACCCTGTATTACAGAACAGAATAGAAACAAGGGGAGGGGTTAAATACCCCGGCAATGAACATATTGGGTCTTTTGGGTGTGACTCTTACGATATCTCAGGAGTAGTAGGAGGGGGAGGTTCTAATGGAGCTCTTCACGGAATGACAAAGTTTCATATGGATGAAGCTCCTACCAATGAGTTTTTTTTAGAGTATGTAGCGAGACCTCAAACGGCAGAGATATTTTTCGAAGAGGTTCTTATGGCTTGTGTGTTTTATGGTATGCCTATTCTTATAGAGAATAACAAACCTAGATTGCTTTATCACTTTAAGAATAGAGGATATCGAGGGTTTTGTATGAACCGACCTGATAAGCATTTTAATAAACTCTCCAAAACTGAGCGAGAGTTAGGAGGTATGCCAAACTCTTCTGAGGATATAAAACAAGCTCATGCCTCAGCTATAGAGTCATATATAGAGAAACATATAGGGTTAGATTTAGAAGGTACGTTTAGAGATTCTGATGACATGGGTACTATGCCTTTCGTAAGAACACTTGAGGATTGGGCCAAGTTTGATATAAGTAATAGAACAGCTTTTGACGCTACTATTAGTTCAGGACTAGCTATTATGGCAAATCAAAAACATTTATATACCCCTGTGCAAAAGACGAAAAAATTAAGCCTTACCTTCGCTCAGTATAAAAATCATGGAACAACAAGCGAGATAATTAGATGAAGAATGTCAAAGTGAACATATCATCTGCAGGCTTTCCTAGCCAATTTGTGTCTGACGCAGAGAAAGCAACAGTGGAATTTGGACTACAGATTGGTCAAGCTATTCAGTATGAGTGGTTTAAAAAAACGAGTAATCAATGTAGATTTTATACCCAAGCGCAAGATTTTAATAGACTTCGTTTGTACGCTCGTGGAGAACAGTCTATTGCAAAATATAAAAATGAGCTTGCCATTGATGGCGATTTATCTTATCTAAATTTAGATTGGACCCCTGTACCTATCCTTCCTAAGTTTGTGGATATTGTGGTTAATGGTATGTCTGAACGTTTATTTAAAGTTAAGGCATATGCTCAAGATGCATTGTCTCAATCTAAGAGGAGTAAGTATCAGAATATGATTGAAGGTCAGATGGCCGCTAAACCTATACTTGAAACTATTCAACAAAAAACAGGGGTAGATACTTTTGTAATGCCTCCTGAAGAGTTGCCTACTTCCGATGAAGAACTACAGTTATATATGCAGCTTAATTACAAGCCTGCTATTGAAATTGCAGAAGAGGAAGCTATAAACACTATTTTTGATTCAAATCACTATGACGA